AGTCCTGTACCTTACGAAAAAGGACGGTTACCGCATTGCGATGCCTAAGTACTACCGTACACGGATATGGACGCAACCAGAAATGAGCGTTCAGGTTGACCAGATTCGCGCTGCCGTTGAGCAGCGCGAACAGATAGCGCGTAGAAACCATCGTGTGTTTGGTTTCTCTTACGACGAGTATAAGGAACACGCGAAAGTAGCACGTTTCACAAAATTCTATTCTTCACATCAACAAAAACGCGATACAGTATGAATACGCAACAGAATTATAAACCCGCCAAGGGCGAAACTAACCGGAAGCCCTCCAAGACCGTGCCTGGGCAAACGCTCCCCCTTAAGGTACTTGTCGAACGCTACGTTCGCGGTCAACATGTCGAGGTGTTTCATGCTGAATACGTCGAAGACGAAAACCTCGACGGTGTCGAACGTATGGACGCTGTCGAGCGCCTCGAGTTCGCACACCAACTCAAGCAAGGGATCAATCGCGGACGCGATATCCTCGCCAAAAAGGAGCGTGAGCGACAACAGGCGGCGCAGCCGCCACAACCTCCGGCCACGGAGTAGCCATACCAACTTGATGTATAATGGCTAATTGACACTACTGAAAAAAAAGTTGTGCGGTTACGAGAAGCGTTGTAGATTGCGCCGAAGTTCAGCACAACGACTAACTCAGAGTGTCAGGGCGAAGGGGGGCGAGAGGTCGTTAAGGCCTCTCGCCCCCAGCCTAAAGGATTTTTTTTTTCACTCACCTGGTGTAAAATATCCCCTCAAAACACAATGCTTTATAATATAAACCCCTAATAACCTGCCGGGGGGTGCAGGGGGGCGGCGAGCGCCCCCTGCTTCCTACGGAATCTATATTAACATTTAAACTTTCAACCATGCCCATACTTGGTCCAATTCTCGCAGGTGCTGCTGGCCTTATCGGTAGTGCCATCAACTCAGAGGGTCAATCTCGTATTAACCAACAGAACATAGACTTTCAGCGCGAAATGTACGAGCGTCAGCGCAAGGACGCTATCGAATTCTTCAACATGTCCAATGCCTACAACTCCCCCCAGGAACAAATGAAAAGGTTTCAAGAGGCCGGGCTTAACCCCGCTCTTATGTACTCTCGTGGTGATTCAGGCTCCGCCGGTTCCATACCTGTTCCTGATACCGCCCCCCCACAGTTGCGAAACCCCGAATGGGGTAATATGTTCTCCGGCGGCGCGTCTTCTCTCGAACAGATATACAATCTCGACATCAAGCAGGCGCAGGTAGACAATATGGAAGCCCAGAACACCGTCCTCCAGCAAGAAGCGATGATCAAGGATGTCGAGCGTCGGCGTAAGGAGTTCGATTTCAGTCTCGAACAAGATCTTCGCGAAGTGTCTGCCGATTATCGTCGTGAAAGTCTCCGACAACTTACTACTAATATTGACCTTGCTACAAATAAGGATGCCCGTGAAGCGGTAATGACTTCTTCGAATGTGAACGAGGCTGCCGAGCGTATCAAACAGATGTATGAACAGCGTGCCTCCATGGCTATGGATCGTTGGAAGACCTCCGAGGAAATAGGTCGTATCGAGCAAGAGAAAAAGCGTATTGTTGAAAACATTAATTTGCTCAAGCAGCAGGGTGTCCTCAATCAACTTGAGATTAACCTCCGCAAGAAGGGCATTAATCCTAACGACCCGACTTGGGCTCGGATACTTGCCCAAGCGTTTCAGCGTGCCGTTGATGCTCCTGCCGGAACGTTCTCCAGTTCGTCCTGGTCTGAATGGCTCAAAATGATCTTTGGTTTCTGATCTCCTCGATGAGCCTATTTTAACATTACAATTTTCTTTTCACCGTCAAAAACAAAATATTATGCGTTACAAACGAAAGTTTCGAGGCCGGAAAGGCCGCCGTTCCCGTACTTCTTACACTTATTCCGTGCCGAGGGGGGGCATTCGACTATGATACGACAAATCAAGATTACCGAGGACGAGAACGGTCTTCGCATTGAGACCGGTGCCGTATTGCTCGATCATCGAATGCAAGCGCTACAACTTCTCACTACTGCTCTTTTCGCGCTCTGTAACCTTCCTCCTTCGGAGGAGACGGAGAAGGGTGTTCTCGTGTATGCGACGAAATTGTCAATCAAGAAAAAAAAGTGATGATCTATGGCAAAGATGAATATTTTCAATACCGTTCAGTTCTCGAAGCCGAAACAGTCCCGTTTCGACCTCACGCACGACGTGAAAATGTCGTTCAGGATGGGACAGTTGGCCCCGACTTGTGCCCTTGAAGTGATACCGGGCGATAAGTTCGACATTAACGTCATGAATATGTTGCGCCTTCTTCCGCTTGTCAGCCCTGTTATGCATCGCGTGACTGTTTCGACGTTTTTTTTCTTCGTTCCTAACCGCCTTCTCTGGGTTGACTGGCCCGAGTGGATCACTGGGAACCTCGATGTTCAGCACCCTTATGCGCAACTTGATACTACTGACGAATGGGCTGTAGGCCAACTTGCGGATTACCTTGGATTTCCTGTTGACAGTGTTACGGGTCCGCTTCGGTACAATCCTTTTCCTTTCGCGGCTTATGCACTTATCTGGGATGAATATTTCCGCGACCAGAATCTTCAGGACAAGGTGTTCGTCCCGCTTGTTGCGGGCGACAATAATGCCGACTATGGTCCTGATACCGATCTCACCACGATTGTGCGGCATCGCGCCTGGCAGCATGATTACTTCACCTCCTGCCTGCCTTTTGCTCAAAAAGGTGATGATGTTCTTATTCCTCTGACTTCCGAACAGAACATTCCTGTTGAGTTTGAGCCTGGTAATAATCCCTTGATCGTGAAGCCTTCGGACGGTGTTCCGATCGGTACCAACGGTACGGTCGGTACCGATGGTGGGCAAATGTGGCATCAGGAGACTAACGGGAACGCCGCTTTGGATCCCAACGGGTCTCTTGTTGTGGATGTTCAGTCAGATGCCGTGAACATCAATACCCTGCGCCGTGCCTTCCGTCTTCAGGAGTTCCTCGAGCGCTCCGCTCGTGGCGGTACTCGCTACATCGAGAACATCTTGGCTCATTTCGGCGTTCGGTCGTCCGATGCCCGGTTGCAGCGGCCCGAGTTCATCGGCTCCGTCAGGCAGAAAATGGTAATATCGGAGGTCCTTGCTACCGCGCAAGATGTCGCCAACGACCAGCCAATCGGCCAGATGAACGGCCATGGAATCAGCGTTGGCTCCGGTCGTATGCGTTTCCGTGCGGAGGAACATGGTTGGTTGATTGGTCTTATCAATGTTCAGCCTGATACGGCTTATCAGCAGGGACTTCATCGTTCGTTCAGCCGGTTCGATCGCTTCGATTATGCTTGGCCTTCGTTCGCGAACTTGGGCGAACAGGCCGTGCTCAACAAGGAGATATATGCTGCGCATTCCGAGCCCGATGGCGTTTTCGGGTACAATCCGCAGTATTCCGAATACCGTTTCGCCAATTCCCGCGCGTCGGGCCAGATGCGTTCCAGTCTCGACTTCTGGCATATGGGTCGTATATTCGACAATGAGCCTGCATTGAATGAGGACTTTATTAAGTCCGATCCGACGACTCGTATTTTCGCGGTTGTAGAAGGCGACCACATTGTTGCGCATGTAGTCAACGGGATAAATGTGGTTCGGAAACTTCCACGCTTCGGCATACCAACGATATGAGAAATGTTGGCACTCGAGCCAAGTTGACATATCTGCGTCGGCTTCCTCGTAAAATGATATGGCGTCACCTTGATTGTTTTCACATTTGGAAAATGTACTACATATGAGACAACATGCCGTGTGACACACCCTTTTTCGTGCAGCGGCGAAAATGGGACATCGAGAAAGTCCCGGTTCCTTGCGGTAAGTGTCCTTCTTGCAAGTTTCGCCGCGTCAATGAATGGGTATTTCGGCTGATGAAAGAGGAGGAGCAGCATATGTGCTCCTCCTTCATCACTCTTACCTATGATACGCGTCATGTTCCTATATCCCAACACGGGTACATGACCTTGAGGAAAAAGGACTTTCAGGATTACATGAAGCGCCTTAGGAAACTTTCTCCCGGTGCTGTCATCAAGTATTATGCCGTCGGCGAGTATGGCGGCAAGACGCAGCGCCCGCATTATCATGCGGTAGTTTTCGGCGTTCAGGATACGGAGGATTTTTTCCGTGCGTGGCATCTCGACGGAGAGCCCATCGGTTCGGTCCACGTTGGGCAGGTGTCCCAACAGAGTATAGCGTACACGATGAAATACATAGACAAGCCGCACTATATTCGTAAGCACGCCCGTGATGATCGGGCTCAGGAGTTCTCCCTTATGTCTAAGGGCCTCGGGTCGTCGTATGTCACGGATATTCAGAAACAGTATCATCGCAATGGAGTCCTGTACCTTACGAAAAAGGACGGTTACCGCATTGCGATGCCTAAGTACTACCGTACACGGATATGGACGCAACCAGAAATGAGCGTTCAGGTTGACCAGATTCGCGCTGCCGTTGAG